TCACGTCGGTCTTTCGTCGATTCCAGGCCAACTGGTCAGGTGCCAATTTCCGCAGTGAGTGCACTCGTACGCACGAACGGGTTTGCGGTTTTCGCCATATGCTTCGGCTAGGATTTCCGCCAAGCGTTTCTCCGCGGTTTCGTGGTCAGGAAATTTCGCTTTGGTGCAGATGACGCGTCCGCTGCCAAGTTTCAGACCAACGAGCTTCGAGGAGCGGTAGAACGCCTGCGCCTCCAGGTCCTCTAGCAGGTGCTTCTTGGCTTTCTTTTTCCAGGCCTTGCCGCGGTCCGACGTGGCGATGCGGGACATCTCCCGGCGCCAGTTACCCTTGCTCATCACGCACCCCAAACACAATGCGCTCGGCGTCCTCGACCGAACGTGCCACGCCGGCACGCGCACCGAATGCCAGCATCGCTTGGATGAACTGTTCCTGTTCTCGAGAGAGACGGCCCGTTTCCGACTTGTTCTCAACGAAGACTAGGAGCGCCAGGGTCTTGCCGATGTCGGCCTCCGTGACGGTGTGCTGAACGCCGCCGACGAGGTCAGGGAAGCCTTTTGGTAGGCCCGTGCTGAAAGGCCGCGCTTGGCGGATGACGACGTCACCCGGCATCAGCTCGACCGTACGCTTGCCAGTCGCGCGCTCGACCTTATTTCCGGTCCAGGCTTGGCCAGTGTTAGCGCGGAAGGTCCGGCACTCCGGTCGGGCGAGCGCGTTGCGGATATCGTTTTGGATTTTGTGTTCAGACATTAGAAGCTCCTACGGTAGTTACCGCGTGTAGCGAACTTCTGTTCAGCCCAATAAGCTGCGTCTTTGTAGCCTCGGCGCTCTCCCAGCGCGACGAGTTCGTCGAACGTCCTGCAGGCGCGCTCCTCAGCTTTACGCTGCAGCCTGGCCAGCAGGGCTGCTTCTTCCTTCGCGGCCTTCGCAGCTGCAGCGGCCTCCTTCTTGGCTTCCCGCTCTTGTGCCTTGCGCTCTTGCTCGGCTGCTTTCGCAGCTGCCTTTTCGGCTTTAGCCACCTCACGCGCTGCTCGGTCAATCTCCTTCAGCTCGGCTTTAGTCGGCGTCGGCAGTGGTACGGCTTCGGGTGCGATGGCTGCGCGGCAAATCGGGCAGCAAGACGGCACCGGGCGGCGAATCTGGCCATAGCAGTTCTTGCACGTAGCAGGGGCTTGGCCAACGTCTTCGCCAAGATGTGGCTTCTTGTCTCGGCCTTGGAGCGACCAAACGCGTTCGTCGTCTGGAAGGCCGTGGCGATAGCTGTTCCCAGCGTGGTCCAGGATGATTGCGATTTTTCCTGGCGCCGGGCGAAGGGCGCGGCCGACTTGCTGGAGGTGGAGTGCTAGCGATTGCGTCGGCCTGGCCAGGATTACTGCGTCAATGGTGACGTCGCGACCAGCGATAGCGCTTAAATCGAAGCCCTCGCCAAACAACCCCACATTCCACAGAACGAGAATCTCGCCGTCGGCATAGCGGCGGATAATGTCAGCGCGTTATGCTGCAGGCGTCTCACCATCGAGGTGGGCTGCTGGGATGCCGGCATCAACGAACGCCTGAACGATGTGCTGGCTGTGTTTGACGTTGACCGCGAATCCGACTGTGCGCACGCCGGCGCAGTGCTTCTTCCAGTGCTCGACGATATCGCCGTGCAACTTAGGTTTGTCCATGATGTCGGCCAGTGCGCCGCTGGCGTAGTCGCCCATAGACTTCTTCACGCCTTTGAGGTCTGGCCCTGGAGGCGCGAAGACCCTGTATTGGCTAAGGTGGCCATGCTCAATGAGCCACGCTACGGAGGGTCCTAAAACCATCTCGTCAAAGTGCGTGTCTAAGCCGCTGCCGTCGGTGCGCACCGGGGTGGCAGACAGCCCGACGTGGTACGCGCTCGAGAACGCTTCGAACACGCGCGTCCAGCCGGCCGCGGCGATGTGGTGGCACTCGTCCCAGACCACCAAATTCGGTGCGATTAGAATGCCTTTGGCGAGCCGGCTTTTGAGCGTGTCGATAGAGCAGACAAAGAGCTTCGCTGCCGGGTCGAACGGGCGCTTTGCAGCGATGAAGCTGTGGGGTACGCCGAACTTCGTGAACGTCTTGGACGTTTGTTCGACCAGTTCTTGGCGATGTACTACGAACAGCGTGATGAATCCACGGCTGGCAGAAGTGCCAACCATGTGCGTTCCAATCGCTGTTTTGCCGGCTCCAGTTGGAGCTTGAAGGAGGACTTTCTTTTTGCGACGCAGACCGTCGCTCGATTTGAGGACACCATCTGATTGATAGTCCCGAAGTTGGACGAACATTGCTACTTCCGTAACTGCGCACCATTGCGCATCACGTCGTGTAGCAACTGCTTTTCTATCGCTTATACCGCCGCTTACCGCGGCTTACCGCCCATCCCCGTTCGACCCCGTAAAACACCGGTAGCTATACGTGGTTCACGTAACCAACCGGAGAACATCGTGACCACAACTACTGAAAAATTTCTGACTGCAAAAGAGCTCGTCGCCCGCTGGGAAGGAGCCGTCGCAGAGAACACCCTCAACAACTGGAGGTCCCTCGGTAAGGGCCCTGGCTTCATCAAGCTGGGCCGCCAGGTGCGCTATCCCGAAAGCGCGGTCGTCGAGTACGAGCAGGCGCTCGTGAAGTCGGCGGCCTGATATGAAAACGGCCCCGAAGGGCCGCTTGGTCAGAATCCGATGGCGAACCAAGTGGCAGGTCGCTCCAGCCCTTCAGCGCGGACGTCGAAACTGTTCTTCGTGATGTTGTAGCTCTTCGTGTTGTCGTTGGAGCCGCTCGCCGAACTGCCGGCAGTGACTTGGACGCTGACGCAGGCATTCGGGAACGGAATGGGAAACGGAATAGTGGCGGTGTCAGTCGACCCGCTGTACGTGCCCCACTGAAAAATTAACCCCGAAGGCAGCTTCTGGTAGCCGTTCGCAGTCAGCGATGCTTGGAAGCCTGCAGCAATCTGCGACTCGACCCCCGCGACTGCGTTATCGACATAGCCCGTGGTAGCCAGTCCTGACGTCCCAGCGCCCACAGCGGTGGCAATCGCGTCATGCACGAAATGGGTGTTTGCCACTTGCGTGTTGTCCGTGCCAGCCGGGGCAGTCGGTGCCGTAGGAATGCCGGTCAGGTTCGGGCTGTCGATGGGCGCATACGACACCGTTCCGCCGATGCGCGGCGTGCCGGGGTAATCAACGATGGCGCCGCTGTTGATTGCGGTGTCGCCGTAATAGACCGTGACCACCGCGATGCCGATGTAGCCTGCGGCAGGGGCTGGCGTCGTTTGCGAGCCTGCTGGAGCGGCTGCACCTGCAATCGCACTGACTGTGGCTACGCACTTACGCGTGGTCGGCTGAGCCAGGCCGCCGTTACCCGGGCCAGCGAATGCCTGGCTAGGGTTGGATGCGTTGTAGTAAGGCAGAACCGTAGCGTCAGTGTCGACGTCAGCGGCAGCGGCTTGGATGAGATAGTTCACGGCGTAGCCAGCCGTGGTCGGCGCAACCATGTTCAAAGACACAGCCGAGAGCAGAACGCCTTGTTTCACCAGCGGGGTAGGGTCAGCCGGTAGCGAGCTATATGCGGCCGCGTCTGCGGCGAGCTGCTGGTACACGACGCCACGATGCACAGATACTGCCATCGAGGGAACGGCGGTCGGGTGTACATCCAAGCCGTAGTACTGTGTTGCAGTGCCCAGAATGCTCTCTGCGAGCAGGCCGATGCCCATCATCGCGGCTTTGTTCGTTTGCAGGATGTCGGTTTCGAGCGGGATGCTGCCCGGGTATACGATTTTGCGGTCCATTGTGTTTGTGCTTTCGTTATTGTTTTAGTACCAGATGACGGCCTTGCCAGAAGCGCCGTTCCCGCCGAGGCCTTGCTCGTCAGCACCTGCGCCCGCACCGCCAGGGAACGTGCCAGCAGTAGCGATGTCGCCGGCTGAGTTCGGGTACGAGTGCACGCCGAATCCGCCTGTGCCGCCTCGCGCACCGTCTCCGCCAGAGCCGGAGTAGTAAGTGGCTGATGTGCCGCTCGTGACGGTTACGATGAGCGCGTGTTGGCCGGATTGGCCGCTCATAGATTCGATGACCGTAGCGGTGCCTGTCGTGCTCGCTGTGCCACCGCTGCCGCCCGTGGTACCAGATGCACCAGCACCGCCGCCTGCCGCCGCAGTCCAGCCGCCACCGCCTGCAATGGAGACGGTTGTGCTGCCACCGGACGTCCCACTATCAGAGCTCGTATTGCCGGTCTGCCCAGCACCGGTGCCGCCGGCTCCGACGCCAAGCGATAGAACTTGGCCCGGGGTAACTGCGACTAGGGCTTTGAGATAAGAGCCGCCCGCGCCGCCGGCGCCTTTGAAGAAGTTTCCGTTGCCGTCGGCTGCTGCAACGCGTCCACCGCCGCCGCCTGCGCCCCATAACTCGAGCACCAGTTGCGTGACGCCGTCAGGAACGGTCCACGTGGTCGTGCCCGCTGCATTGAATACGACAGGGTGGGTGAAGCCGCCGGCAGGGCCGACAGAGCCAGCTGGGCCAGGATTGCCAGCGGGGCCTTTGAGAGATGTGGCGGCTGGCCAGGTACCCGCTGCTTTCGGACCGTAGAGCGCGGTGCCTTGAATGTCGATGTAGATGTCGCCGTTTTTGCCAACGGTGTTGGCTGGGGCGCCAGAACCAGTAAAGAGTGCGGCGCCAGCGTCAAGTGCGGCGACCGCGTCAGCGAGGAACCCCAGTCGCGCCACAATGGCGAGCGCTTGAGCGTTCATCGGGCCGCCGACGCCACCCAGCGCTACGCAGGCTGCGCTAAGCTGGGGTACGTCTGGCCAGGACGAAGGGGTGACGATGTTTCCGTCGAAATTGGACATTGGTAGCAAACCTCCAGTAGTTGGGAGGTATAGCTACCGACGTCAGCGCAACCCCTTCAGGGTGTATGCACCGTTCAGCGACCACGTTCCGTCGAGCAGAAGCGGCTCTGGCTCCGGCACTGGCTGCTCGGTAATCGGTGCAGGCGTTTCGACTAAGATGCGAACCCAGACCGTTGTGCCTGCGGGCTTGGTCGCGTCGATGGCGTGGTAAATGTCCGCGTCTGTAATCTGGCTGAGTGCCACTGCAGCTGGCGCCCATTCCATTTGCGAGGGGACACCATAGCCACCGACAGGGATGCCCCAGCCGCCGACGAACGGGACACCGCTGCCGGCTGGTCGGTAGACGCCAACGAAAACCTGCCAAGGAGTGTTGATGGAGCCGTATGCACCGGCGGCTCCATAGCCGCAGATGCCCACGCCGTACGCGCCTGTATCTAGCGGTCTGGTCGGTTCGACGATGACGGGCTCGCGGCCGGTCAGCGCCTTGAGCACGCCAGCCATGGAGCGGCGGGTTGCCTTCTCGAGGAACAGGCTGGCCAGGATTTGGGCGCGGAACGACTTGTCGCTCTGGTTCGGTTTGCGCGACAGACCAAGGCCGAAGAAGTCGCTGGAAATCATATCCAGATTGCCGTCCGTGGCAGTCAAGATGCGCGTTTGCAGGCGCACATAGTCGATGAGAGTTTTGGCGTAATCCAGCCCCGACGAAATACCTGCCACGACGGCGTCGAGCACCGGCGTCGAATCAGTGAACCACGCGCGCAGCGGGAGCAGCTGCTTGATGCGGTCAAACATCGTCGCCATTTCAGTTCACCGTGACCAGTCCGGCCTTGATGACCTGGCTAGGCGTCACGGCAAGGTCGACCGTCGCGCCGTTGACGAGGATACCGTTCACGTTCGTCACGCCTGGCGAGGTGTCGTATGCAATCTGCGCGAGCCTGGTTACGTTCAGAGGTCGGCCAAGTGGCAGCGTGTTCACGTAGTTCTGCAGCGCGGTCGTAACCTCGCCGGACACAGTTGCATGGTCGTAGCCCGTGGCAGTGGTAATCGACAGCTGCACGTCGGCCGTGGTCACATCAGGAGCGAACACCGCGAAGGTCACGGTGAACGCACGTACCGCGTCGATGGCGTTGTAGACGCCCGCGAGCAGGACATCGGACGGTGCGCCGCTACCGTCATCGACGACGACGTAGAAGAAGCCATCGTGCGGGGAGCCGTCTTTGTTCTCGTTCTCGACCAGCGAATAGGTCAGGCCCTCACGGTACGAGGTCACAGCGTAGCCAATCGCCCCTTTGGTCGCCTTCGAGAGCGATTGCAGGTACACCTGAAACCGCGTGCGGAACGCCTCGTCGCTTTCGGCGTCCGCGCCGTTCGTGAGACCAGCGGCGTTGGTTACGGTGTCGATGCCGGGCAGGGACGTGGTGATGACGGAAACCGCCCCGGCCACGGCGTTGCTCGCTGCTCCAGCGTTCACCGCCTGGATAGCGACCACGGCAGACGATACCGTCGCCGGCAGGACGTAAGCGCCGCGCGCCGCGGAGTAGTAGGTCAGCAGGCTATCGGCCACCACGACGTACGTTTCGGTGCCGTCGGCAGTTTGAACCGTCGTCCCAACTGGGATGACAGCCTCAGCGGTGGCAGTGAACCGGGAAAACGAAACTAGGCCAGTCGCTGGAATTGCAGCTAACCGGCTGAGGCCGAAGTCCTTCATCCAGCTATCCAGGTCCGCACCGCTCGAGGTAGCCGCGCGGGTGGTCGCCAGGAGCTGCAGCACGAGGCTTTGCAGCCACAGTACGGTAGCGGAGCTTGCCTCGAGTATCGCGCGCAGCACGGACCCCGGGGAAAGGTCCAGCGCCTGACGCGCGTAGCCTTGGACGACGGTAGCAGCTTCGTTGACGAGCTGGGTGAAGGATTTTGTGGTCAAAGCCATTAGGTCGCGCTCACGGGGTGACGTTGAAACTCAGCGCGGTGGGCGCGCCAGTGTTGGCGTCTGTGTAGCGGATGCTCACAGCGATGCCATCTGGTATAGCGACGACGTCAATCTGCGGCTCTGGAGTGTGCGAGACGCTCTCTTCAAGCAGAAGCTGCGAGCGGATGACCCCGCGCACCTTCGCCACCGTAAGTGGCTGACCAATGAACTGCGGCAGGCCAGCGCCGTAGTTCGGCTGGAAAATGTACTCGCCAGGATTGGTCATAAGCCGGCGCAGGATGCGCTCTTGGCTACGCGTCAGACCGCTCGAGAGCGTGAGGTCGCCAGTGCTCGTGAGGGAAAGGTCGCCGCCGACCATATGGGCCAATTCGTTCACAGGGTCTCTCCAGGCGTAGCGGTGGTCAGTGTGTCGGAGCCGGCTTTGGCGTTCGGTACCGCGTGGTCGTGGCTGTCGTACGTGTTGCGCAGGTCTGCCAGTGTGCCGTGGGCAGTATTCAGGTCGGAGACGTCGCCAGCGACACGCAGGTTACCGTTCACCTGGGTGTCAGCGTTGATGGTCAGACCGCTGGCGAACGACATCGTGCCAGTGCCGTCGGCGTTCATCGTGACGGTACTGCCGGATTGGTCCTGCACCAGCAATTTGCCGTCAGTGGTCAGCTTCACAAAGCCACCAGATTTGTGCACGAGCCAGATTTCGCCGGCGGGGACGGGCAGGGGCTTGTCTTCGTTGTTGTAGTACGCGCCAACGGCGACACCCGCTTCAACCTCGCCATCGGTGAACACCACATGGACAAGGTCACCAGGATTGGGCGGGCAGTAAATGCCAAAGCCGTTGCCCACTTGCTGCGAGAGCAGGGGCAACCAGCCGGTTTCGGTACCGTCTGGCTGCAGGGTGACTTTGACGCTGTACGTGTTCGGGTTATAGGACGTGACAATGCCAGGCGTCGATGTCGCCTTACGGTCGAGGGCGCGCTGGGCAGCCTCGTTCATTGCGTTGATAAGCTGTCGCATTAGAGGTTCGGCGTGTTTTCCGGCGCCAGGTTTTTAGCGCGCAGGTTCATCGTGTAGCCCGAGTCCATGTTCATGTTCCAGACGATGGCATCGGGGTAGTAGACCTGGTCAAAGGCGGTATTCGTACCCTGAACCTTGATGGCCGTTTGGATGTCTAGCGAATGGTCAGCCGGCCCGTCCAACGTCAGCTTCATTTCGTGCTGCGTGATTTCCACGTAGCGCTTTTTAGCGGCCGCTTGGACCTCCAGAACGGACTTGTTAGGGGGCAGGCGCAGCTTATAGTTTTGGGTAGTGCCACCGACAGCTGTAGCGCGGTCAGCGCCGACACTACGAGCACCCGACGGGTACGAGGCGCTGACCTGCTTCTTGTGCTTTGTCTGGTAGCTGCTCGCAGTGACCGTAACGCCCTTCGCGATAGTCAGCGAGCGGGTGAACGACAAATTCTTGCCGTTGAGGTGCGACATCCCGGCACTGCGGTACCAATCGATAACGTAGTGGTCCTTCGGCGGCTCGGTGAACGGCGACGGTGCGAACACCAGCGTCCGGCCTTTCATCAGCGCGACGAAGCCTTCCTGGCTGGCTAGGTACGTCAGTACGTCCCATTCGCTCCGCTGGTCACTAATGCCGACGTGGTCAGCGTCGTAGTAAGTGCCCACCTTGGTTTTTGTGGGAGTGATTTTCGCGGTCAGACCGTATTTCTTGGCCAGGGCTTCCGCGACTTGGCTACTGGTCTGGTTGCGGAAAGCCTCCGGTGACGTCTTGTTGTCGATGAGCTGCGCGGACAGGTCACGGCCCGTCAACTCCAGTTCTGCGGTCGCCGGGTTGAACGTGACGTCGTCAACGTGACCGACGATAAGGCTGTGCATCTCGCTGTCTTGCGGATTAGCAGGGTCCTTTGGAAAGCCGGCCAAGATTTCGACCTCAAGCGTTTTCTGCCGCGAGAACCAATCGGCGGACTGCGACGCCGGCAGGGCGCTGGCGGCGAAGGTCACGTGGAACGTATCGGCCGAGAAGAAGCTATTGCTGTCAACCGACCAGGATGTCCAAGCCGGTACAACGACACCGCCAATTTTGACCATGCCGCGGGGCTGGCGAAGCGTTGGAACGAGGGGGAGGGTGTTTTTGTTCATCAGTACTCCAGTACGCCGTCCGGTTTGGTCGGCGCTGGCGGCACCGTCAGCGTGTTGACGCCAGTGAGTTGCGGGTCAGACAGCGCGTTAGCTTTTGCAAGCGCGGTCCATGCCAATGGGTCGCCGTACTCTTGCGCCGCCAGCGTGAACAGGTTGCCGCCGGCTTGCGTGACGGTTTTGTCCGTCTTGTAGCTGGCTTGGGCGTTGACGGCCATGCGGCCAGCAATGCGGTCCAGGTTCAACAGCAGCGGGTACTGCTGCGTAGCGGAGAGCTGCGCGTTCAGACGCGAAACTTGCTGGCTGACCGGGTTGTTCGGCAGTAGACCACCAACAGTGGTCACGTTGGCGAGCGTGTTGTTCACCGACGCCATCAGCGTGCCGACTTGCGAGCGGAACGCGGCCAGCGGCTGAAGGACGCTTGCGAGCTGCGACTGGGTAGCAGTCGCGAACGAAGACACTGAGTTGATAGCGGATTGCAGGGAGCCAAAGGCACCCGACATCGTGGTCGTGGTCACTTCGCCAGCGCGGATTTCTTCCATCTTCTGCAGTGCGGCTACTAGGTCAGCAGCTGCAATGGCGTCGTAGTCGATGAGACTGTCGACCGACGTCTTTTCGACCAATTCGGTCAGCGGCTGCGCCTCGTCCTGTACCACCTCCAAAGTGATGGCGTACGGGATTTGGTAGGTGCGCTCGAAGGTCGCTGTGAATTTCTTGATGACGACTTTGTATCGCAGCTCAGACAGAGTTAGCGTGAGCTGTCTGCCAGCCATTCGCATGGAGTCGAGGTAGCGCGCACGGGCGAGCGCATTCTGGCCGCGGAACCACCCTGTCCAGCTTAGCGGCGCCGAAAACGCACCCATCGAATCGATTACCCGCACGCCTCCGATTAGGTCGTGCAGCACCAGATTTTGGTGGCCACCGAAGCCGAACCGCTCCGGGACCTCGTCGTCGACGAACGTGAAATCGTCGAGTACGAGTGTTACGTCTTGCGTCATTTCGAGTAACCTCCCGCCGGTTTCGGCGCGGATTGGTTATAGTCTGGGTGCGATGTGCCGCCGTCGGGGCGGCTAATTTGACGTCCCAGATGGTCAACGGTGACGGTGGCGAGCTTTTTGCCATCAACGTTGAGGTTCACGGTGGTGCTCGCGGGCTTCTGCATGCTTGACATGCGAGCACGCGCCGCCGGGGTCATGTAGTCGACGGAGTCCTTCCCGTCGTAGTATTTCTTTGCAGCCCAGGTGCCGAGTGTGTCACCGAGCCATTTGCCGGCATACCAGCCTCCCGCTGCGCCAGCTACAGCCGCAGCGCCGTACAGGCCACCGCGAGCGGCGGTAGCGAGCCCGGCCCCAACACTTCCGGCAGCACCAGCTGCCGCGCCAGCGAGCGAACCGCCACCGAGCAGTTGCAACAAGCTAATGACGGCCATGACGTTCGTGGCAATGCCAGCAACTGCGAGCACGCCACCAAGGGTAATGAGCGAATAGACAAAGGCAGTGGCAGCAGTTGGGTGCCGTTGAACAAACTCGCTCATAGGCTTGATAATTCCGATGAGCGTCTCAGTTCCCTTAATTGCCATCGGCAGAATCGTGGTCCCAAGCTCACTCATCAGCTTTGCCCATTTGGCGTGCAGCTCAAGTTCTTTGCCGTAGGCGCTGTTTTTGCCAATGTCGGCCAGCTGGTCAGTATTAGCGGCCTGCCGTGCGCGTTTGATGTACTGCTCCGCAAGCGGAGCCTCACGCATGAAAGCATCAGACAAGCCCTTTGCCGTGCGGACGCCGTAAAGTGACGCCAGCGCCAGGTCCATGTCCATGCCGTCTTTGTGACCGTTGGCTTTCAGCTGCGGAACCACTGTCTCATTCGTCCATTTGAACGGATTCTTGACGAAGTCCTCGAGGTTCTTAATGCCGTGCGGGTCGACGGTTACCTGGCCGAATGTGCCTTTCTTGACAAACTTCGGGTCGAGTAGATGCTCCGCAATCAGCTTTTCGGCGGTTTTGCCGCTGATGGTGCCCTGAGCCATCTGGCTGAACATCGTCATCGCCGCGGTACCGGTGCGGTTGCCGCCCGACTCCTGCATAAAGTGGCCAAGGCCGAAGAGGAACATCTCCTGGGACATCATCTTCGTACTGACCCCGCCCGTTTTCATTGCCGCCAGGTAATCGGTGGGCTTGACCATACCGCCGCTGGCAACGTAAGCCTGCGTGGTCATGTTCAGGAAACTCTTAAAAGCTTCGGGAGTGAACTCATGCGTATTTTTATCCATGAGAACGCCACGCAGCTCACCGGTTTTGATGAGCGCCTGCAGCTGATTTTCAAAGCCAGCCCCGCCTTCCGGCCCCATATACGCTTCGATAGCGAATTTGGTCTTCGCCACCATCGGCAGCATCTCTTTGGCGTGCTCATAGCTGCCGGTGATACCGGTCAATTCACGCAAAAGGTGCAGGGTGTCCGTAGCAGACTGGCCCATGAGGTCCAAGCTGTTGGCGGTCTTGATGGCGTCTTTCGAGATGGCGTCACCGAGCCCGAGCGCGGTGAAACGCGCCGTCTCTTGGTTGAATTTTTTCGCTTCTTCCAGAGGCGTCTTGAACATGTGCATAATGCCCACGCCAGCAGCCGTCATAACGGTGCCTGCAACCAGCTTCGCGTGGATGCCATCCAGCGCTTTCTGGACCTTCTTTGCGTCGGCTTCCGCGCCATGGAATCCACGAGACAGCGACATCAGCCCGTGGCTGACGTGGTCCACGAGCGATAGGGTAATGCCGATTTTGTAAGCTTCAAACATCCGTTACACCATGTTGTCGTAGTTCGGCGCTTTTACACCGTGGGGCAGCAGTCCCTCAACGGCTGCATCACCGAGGATTTTTTTAATCGCCTTTTTGCGACGAATTGCGGCGGGCCCCAATACCGGCCGCGGGGGGATTTTTGATGTGCCAAGTTCTTGGTACACCATCACATCCGAAGTGCTCCCAATAACTGCCCGCAAACCTTGGACCTGGTGTGATATCGAGTCGCGGAGTTCGCCGGTACGTAGCAGCGGTTCGTCAGCCGAAAATCCGTGCTGGACCCGGTCCTCTTGCGTGGATTCGGCCAAAGGAGGCCATTTCTCGAACGGCCCAGTGCCGCGCTGGTAGGTGCCAAACTGAGACTTGGCGGATTTTTCGATGAGCTTCGCGACTTTCTCAAGGCCTCTTTCGAGGGACTTCTGTTCTTGGATATGCTGCGTTGCCAGATGAAGGGCGAAAGCGCCCAGCGAGGGAAATTGGCTCATTGGGCAGGCTCCTCCGGGAAAGACATGGTCTCCCAGTTGAATTTCTGGCCCTCTTGCTCAGACACGATGATGCAAAACGCGGTCCGGTAGAGGTCGTCTAATTGGAATGCGGTGTCGACTGGGAAGTTATGACGGATGAGCCAGACGCATTCTCTAACTCGCACATCCGTTACGAGTTTTTTAGTGCTTCCTTTTCAGCATCCGGGTCGGTTTTCTTGCCGAAGTGCTTGGTAACCCCCTCCATTACGGCTGCAATGCCTTCTTCATCGAGGCGCTGGATAAGCGATTCCACTTGCAGCTTGGAAGTCAGGGGGTTCAGGGGTTGTCCATCGATAGCCGCCACATACAGAAGTGGGAACACCATGCCCATGTAGACCGAGTTCTGCGCAGCGTCGCCGATAGCTTCGACCAGCTTGTATTGGGACAGCGGCGAGGCTTTCCGCAGGGTGATAGTGCGGCCGGTGGCGTCCGTAATGTCAACGGTGCTCTGTGCGGCGGCGGTCAGCTGCTCGGTCGGGGTTTTGGTAATTGTTGCTCGGGCCATTATTGACTCCAAAAAGAAAGGGTGATGCCCTGTATAGGTACCACCCTTCCGTCTGTTTTTTGGAGCTTAAGCGCGCTTGATGCGACGGGACGCTACCCAGTTCAGCGACTGCTTGATAGTCGTGTCACCAACCCAGTCACCAGCATTGGACAGCGAGAAAATCACGCCGGTGTACTGGTATTCGCTCACAGAGCCGTCAGGCTCTTGGATGATTTCAGTGATAGAGCATGGCGTCTCGTTCATCCCGGCGAAGTAGTTCGCTTCGACTTGTGCCATGTAGTCGTCCAGCGTCGAGTCTGTACGCTCGATTTCCATGGAGCCTGACCAGCCGTCTGGAAAGCGCTGGTGGAAGATGCGACCATCCAGCAACTTCAACTTGCTGGACGTGGTGTCCTGCTTGCTCGAAAACTTGGTGACGGTACCCAGCGACAGTTGGCCGCCGGGAGTCGTAATCGCGAGCGTAATGTCGCGACCGACGGAAAAGGAATTCATCGGCATCGCGGCCTCCGTTAGTTGTTAGGGTTGGTCGACTGACGGATAACCGTGACTTGGCTACCTTCCAGATTGACCAGGAATTTTTCGACGACGCCCAGGTATGTCACTCGAGCGTCCGCTTGCATGTAGCCCAAGCCCACGCGCGCAATTGGGTTATTTTTATCGTCGAGTTGCACGCTGAAAGCTGGACCTCCGTTGACGTTGCCAATCATCTCGGCATCTTCCATGACTGACAGGAAGCTCGTGAGCGTACCCTTGGCTTGGGCGCGTAGACTCGACGTCTGCAGCTTGCCGATGTAGCGACCCATTCCCGCGTTCAGGGTGAACGCAATGTAGTTGGTCACCCGTGTGTAGTTGTCGCCGTTGGTGCCGGGGTTAGAGCTAGTGTTGTGACCAATGCGCGCAGCGAAGTAGTTGCCTCCTGGCGCCGGGTTCGTGATGACGTCAATACCAGCTTGAGCGAGCTGCGAAAGCTCCGCGCTGCTGTATGGGGTGCCGTCCATCGTGCGCTGCGTACCGACGATGCTGTACATCTTCTTGTTCAGAGACGAGTTTTCCGGGCTGAGATTTGCCAGGCGGCCCAATGCGAAAGCTTGCGGGGGCACGAGGCGAATAACGCCGCTAACTGGGTCAGTCCAATACACCCAGTCGCCCAAGAGCAATTTCACCCAAGCGCTATCGAGGCCTGCAGCAGCTTTACTTGCAATGGCAGCCTCAATGTCAAGGTACTGACCGGCCGGGCCGGTGCACATCATATAAGCGCCTTCCGATTCGCCAAAAGCCGCTTGCGTTGTGAAAGTTGCAGGGTCGGTGACGCCAGCCAGCATTACCACGGATGCGCCAGTTCCGCGAAGAGCGTACATGCCTTTTCGGCCACCGATATCGGTACCGACAAGCTTGGCGTCCGTTGGGACACCACCGTTTGCGCCACCGGTGAGGTTGACGGTGCCGACGGTGAAGCCGGCGACTTCGCCCGCGCCAGCGAGGGCGGTGACAAGACGCGACGGGCCGCGTAGCGGACCAGTGCCAGCGTTGAGAGCCTTGGCCATGTTGGCAGCCCACATGCCGTCCGTGTCGGCCACGATGTTGTCGTAGACCTCCGGAAGCATCCCCGGCATAGCGACAGTGAGCTTTTGGGTACCAGCCGCAGAGCCATTCGACTGCTTAACGGTAATCGTATTTCCCAGGCTGCCGGTGTAGCGAGCAGTAATGGTCAGCACGCCGCCGGCCAAGTCTTTGCTCGCGGCGACGTCGGTGCCATCGGTAACCCGGACGATGCGGAAGTCGGCAGCGCCCTGCTGTGCTGCGGCAACTACGGCCGAGCCTGCGTCATGGATGTCGTCGACCAAGGGGCCGAACTTGGTCACGTAGTCAGCTGCCGAGGAAACGAGAACCGGTTTGTTGACTGGACCCCACGTAGCGGTGCCGACAATACCGGCGATGCTAGTTGGCAGGCCATTCAAGGGCTGCACCGATGGTTC